ACATCAAAAGTGGTCACTGTGGATCCACTTCCAACTGTTTTTCCATCAATTCCAAGAACAGTTGATCCATTATTAAATCCTATTGTTCCAATACCTGTGACAAATGAACCTTGAACATTATCAATCACTAAAGCATTTGTTGATGTAATTAATCCAACAGATAAAACTGCACCAACACCATTTCCAAGACCTAGTGTTCCGATTCCAAGAGTATCACCCACTGCATAATTTTTACCGCCATTTGTAAATGTGACTACACCAACTTCTCCGTTCACAACAGTCACATTTCCAATAATTCCTGTTCCTTCTCCTGTTTGAGTAATCATAGGAATATCTGAATATGTTAAAACGCCATTAGATGGAGTGTAACCAACGCCAGGATTAATGATTGTTACATCATTTGATCCGTTAATTGTTGCGATACCAGCAGTGCTGATTAAAGTTGCAGATGCATTTAAATTATCAAATTGACTAATTGTAACGCCAGGAACTAATCCAGCAGTTAAAGTATTTGAAATTGGTGTTCCTAATCCAACAATCGCCTTTCTAGATAAAGTTTTAATTGGATTTGGTGGTAGTGTGATAATTTGATCATTACCCTGATTTAATTCAGAGTTAAAGAATCTACCAACGCCAGGGAAGACATTAAACCTTGCCTTATTGAGTGTAAATTTAAGATCCTCATACTGACTTGCATCCCAAGTTGCACCGTTTTGAGATTTAAATAAAGATCCCAAGAATGGTTGTTGACTTATTAAAATTTGTTGTTCATCAGGTAAGTTTGCAGTTGATACATCAATCTCACCCATTCTTGAAATCCAAGCTTCATAATTTTCTGAAGCACTTAGAAGAACGACTGCATATGATGTATTTCCTGAAAGATATACAGGAGATGGGAATGTGAATCTAGTTGCAGCAGAAGCATCCTCTGATATGTTAACATCATTTGGATCTACAGCTACGTTACTTAATGGAAGAACTCTATTAGTTGGTAATCCAGTATCAGTTGTTCTAATTTGAACTGTGACTGGTAATTCTTCATCTTTTGTTCTGAAGAAACAATCAATTGATGTTAAGAAAATACCAGCAGTTTCTTCCACAAGGAATGTTTGTGCTAAGGGATCATCCCAATCATCAAAAAAGATTGGTTGTTGAATATTAGTAACCTCAGTAACTTCAGTGACGTTGGTTACGTTAGTAACTTCAGTAACCTCAGTAACCTCAGTAACATTAGTTACGTTGGTAACTTCAGTGACGTTGGTAATAAACTCTTGAGTAAGGTTAGTAACAAACTCCTGAGTAACTTCAGTAACGTTTGTAATATCCTGAACAGTAATATTCTCCTCAGTAATATTATTCGTAATATTAGTAATATTGTTAATTACAGGTGGAGGTGGTGGTGGTAACTCCTCAATATTAATACTGACACCACTAACTGATATATTTCTTGGTGGCCCAACCTGTCTTGTAATTCTATCGTTGACATTTCTCTGTTCAGATCTGGCAAGTCTTTCAATCTGTGGAACTCTAGTGCTAAGAATTGTTTCTTGGAATGTTTGTATTGCACCACTAGCTGAGAAGTTTGACTCTGCAGCACTTGTTAATGCACCTTGCAATCTTGAGTTTGTTGGACTGCTAGAGAATCTAATTGTTTTTGTACCAGTTTCAAATCTTGGGTTTGCATTAATATTTGGATTTGGTATATTAAAACAAGCAGTCAATTGTCCTAAACTATCTGATATTAATCTAACATCGGTGACAGTTGCCTCAGCTCCACTTGAATTACCAACCAACCTCATTGATCTCCTAACATTTCCAAAGAAATTACCTTGAACCTGAGCAGCAAGACTAAAAGTATCAACATTTAAAAGAGTTGTTGATGTTGAATATGAGGCTGGAACACCAGCGCCAGGAGTATATGGATTTAAACCTAAAGTTTTTGTTGGTGAGTTAAAAGGCCCTTCCTTGTGATTTGGTGCAGCGAGTCTAAACACAAATCTTTGATCACCTAATGTTCCTGTCACAGTCTCACCAATGGTGAATGTACCACGAGTCATACTCACTTCAAGAAGTTTTGGTGTCACAAATTGAGTAACATCAATATTATCAAAGAAAGCATAGAATCTTGTCTTTGGTTTCATGCGAGTAATCACTGCTTCAACATTCCTAGATCTCATGAAAGGAATAATGTCGCGACTTACAATTCTATCACCAAATGATTCTGTTGTTACTCTTGGTGTGACTTGCCATTGAATACCTTCTCTTGAGTTTGAAGAAGTAACAATAATATCTTCAAATGTTGTTCTTTCTGTTAAAGTTACACCTTCAATAACACTACCTCGTTCAACCCACTGACCATTACTTACTGTTCCCGCTGTTGCACCATTGGCAACTTGAACAGTTTGTGATGTGAGATTCACGCTGTCTGCTTGAGGTATTTGATCTAAAGCTATATTTCCTAGATTTCTTGATGTCTCTTCACTCCAAGTTCTTGAAACAGTCTCAGATACCCAATCAGTTTCCCAAGCACCCCAATCAACTTCACTGAATCCAGTTTGAACATCAATACCTAATTCAGCAATCGCAGCATCATATTCACTTGTTTTTTCAATGACATTCGCATCTAAACGTTTTGTATCAGTCCAAACATCAGAATCTGGATTTAAAGTAATATTACCAGCATAGAAAATTATTAAATATGGGTTAACATTTTCAGTTCTTGATGCAAATACTTGTTTGAAATATTCTTGTTCTGTATAATTTAAAGTTAACAGTCTACCTGTTTTTCTAACGTTTGATCCACTGATGTCAGTTAAATGATTAATATCTAAGTTTGGATTTGCTGTTTGACCAATACCTATGAATGATCTAGATCCAACAATTAAATCTAAACAAGTTGTAAAATGGCCAGGTCTTAAGTAACCATTTTTAGCATCTGTACTCGCTGAAAAATCTGGATGTCCAATTTGATGTGAATCATGTTTTTTGAAATCATCAACAAAGAATCCTGATTTAAAACGAGTTAAACCATTTGCATCAACAATCTGTAAGTTTGCAGTGTCACTTTCTAGAAGTGAGAGACGAGTATAATATTCAACATTTTCAAGTCTTTTTTCAAGTCTTCCAATGTCAGCCATTGTAAAACGTTTATGATTTGTTCTTACAATTTTGACATCTTCAACTCTTCTAAGAAAAGCAGGCAGAGTTAATTTTGCAACTTCTATTGCATCATCAATTGCTTGTGGTTCTTTTGGTTCATCAGAAGGAACTCCCTCTAAGTATATAAATTGACCACCTTGATCTAAAAATAGTTTATCTTTTCTTGGTAAAAAGTAATTAAAATCAACAACTAAATTTTCATCAGGAACTAAAGGATCTGGAATATTATTTGATTGTTGAGAGAATGATCTTGATCTAAAATCAAATGGTGATATTGTTGATGATGTAGCATATTCATTTACTCTAGGACGAATATCAATTAAATCAGAGGTTAATCTCTGATATTGTCTATTTGGTGGTATTAAATTTATACCCTCTTGAGGATAACTTGAAGCTGTATAGAAATCACCAGTATCATCTGATGTTACAAAGAAGTTTTTAAATACAACCTTTAATCTGTTCGTTGGTGGTTCAAATCCTTTCTTTCTTCTTATGAATGAAAAATCATAATAAGTTGGTTTAATATTAGTGTCTAAAAGAAACTGATCAATAATATTACGATCACCCTCTGTAGTTGCAGTTATAGCGGCAGTAACTAAGGATCTATCTGATGTAATTTTTTCACCTATATTGAATCTATTTTGATTTAATAAAACTATACCAATTGTGGTTACAGTCGGTTTTTCAACAACTAATCCAACAGCATTACTATCTAAACCAGTAACTTGTTCACCAATAACAAAATCAGAATTATTACCACTTGGCCCATCAAATGCAGTTAATGTTATACTTGGAAGGTCTGGATCTCCAGCATCATTTGATTCTATGACTGCGAGTAACTTACAAGCATCTGGAACATTTAAAGATATTTTATCATCTTGAACTCTAGTTCCAAATATAGTGCTTGAGGTAAGGCCGTCATTTAAACTATTTGTTCCAATTCCAGAGGCGTCTAAAGTTGATCTATTAACTACAACTACGTTTGCCTCGTTTAATTTTTTAAGTTTATTTTTAATCTTTGATTTTAAAACAGTTGCAAATAGATTTGCCTTTCCTGTTGCTTTACTTAACCCTACAAAAGTTACTGTTTTTTTATCGTCAGCAATTGTTACTTGACTTGCTGTTATGGGTTCAATAGATCCATCATCATATGATATAAAGTATCTTTCTTCATCAAATGGTTGGAAAAATAAATTTGTTCCAGCATTTGGAGATGTAAAAGAATTATTTGAAACTGTAATATCTGAATATTGTTTTCTTAATTGAACAGTTGTATTTGTTACATCAAGACTCTCAAGATTTACACGACTAACAGGTGTAACTAGACTATTTGCAGATATAGCAAATGTGGTTCTACGAAGAACTAAATCATTAACATCAAGTGATCCAGCAATTAAACCATCTGAAACACCACCATTACAAATACCAGTGACTGATGTAACACCGACAATATTAATTTCAGTTCCATTAGTTGAAACTCCTGTAATACGATTAAATCTTGGAAGAGTTTCGCCAGGAACTGTATAACTTACAATATTATTTGATGTAATGATACCAGCAAAGTTTTTTCCAGCAGCTGTTATAATACCTGCATTTCCACTAGTATTACTTAATCTTAAATTACCAGAAACTAAATTTGTTAATTTAACACCATCATCAAGTAAAACATCAGCTGCAAATGTTGAAACACCAACAGCACTTTCAATTGATTTTACATCGTTAAATGTAAAATTATCAACTTTTGTAATTACTCTTCCATTTTGAATACCGTTAAGTATTATTGATTCATCTTTTAAAAACTTACCAGTGACATCAATTAAACTAAAATCAGTAACATTAGTTCCCGCCGCTCTAACAAATCCTGTTGCACCGCTTCTTGCACCTTGAATATGAGTTCCAAGTGGTAGAGAGGTAATCGCAGTTCCAACCTTAATATCGGTAAATGTTTTTATATCAAATAATCTTGTTTCATATTGAGTTGTTTCATTTACAAAACTTGAAGATTGTGATTTAAAATCATAAAGTCTTGCAAGTCCTATTTCTGATCCACCACCACCTCTTCTTCTATCCATTAAAGATACCGTTGCAGTGGTTCCGATTCCCAAACTTGGAGAACCGAAAATATTATTGACAAATAATGGATCTCCTGTTCTATAAGTTACAGCTTCCTGTTCAATAGTTTTAGTGGTTCTAGGTTTAGTAACATCAATAAAATTAGTATTAATTTTATCTACCTTATAACCTTTAACATATGCTTTTCCTGGCGATATTTGAATCACCATTAAACCATCTCTTGGTGTATTACCGCCTTGTGTTTTTTGTTCTGGTGAGTATATTCCTTTATTTCCAACTTTATCATTTAAAGATTCTTTTGCAAAAACTTCAAATGGTTTGATATAATAATCACCAGATTCATCAAAAGTTCTCTGAGCTAAAGTATCATTAATTAAATTATATTGAGTTTCTTTAACAAATTTTTGTAATTCACCATTTTGCACACGAGCAATCTCAATAAAATTCTGATCGTTTGTGTCGTTTAAATCTTTTTTTGTGAGACGAATTGTAATTTTTAACCTATCTGCGCCAGGAGCAGCAAAGTTTGTAAACCCTGCAGCATTATCATTTAATGAGGGATCTTCATCAGCAGTAACAAAATCCTCTTGAACATCAAATCCAATTCTTGCAGATGGGATATTATTATATTGTGTTAAAATTAATGTCTCATTTTGAACTTGAGCAAAAGTTCCACGAACAAAATATACACCCTCTCCTATTGACATTGCAGATCCAACAGCAGCTGCACCGAAAGCTATTGTATTTGCGAATGGTTCATTTGCAGCAATTACACTTGCACCATAAACTATATCTTGATTTGCAACTAAATTTTCACCGTCACTAAATGTAGATGTGGCGAAATCATCACCAGAAGCTTCATATTTAAGATAAAGAGTTATTCTTCCTCTCTCAGATTCTCGTTGTGTAAGAATTTTTTTAATCGTAGCAGTAACACCAGATCTTTGACCTGTGATTCTTAATCCAAGTAGTTGAGATAGGTATAAGGAAACTGGTACACCTAAAAACGCTGAATCAATTTGTACACAAGTAAAGTTACTATCATAAGTTAAGTTGCCTGGAATTACCTTGGAACCCTCTTTGAAAAAATGAGTACCAAACTGTTCAATCTGATTTTGTAAAATAGATTGAAGCGTGCTAAGTTCTCTTGCTTGTACAGGAGAACCTGGCTTAAACAGAACTTTATAAAAATTTTTATTTTTATCAAAATCGTCAAAATATGGATTGACGTTTAGATTGGTTTCCTGTGGCATGATTCTTTAAAATTCCAGTACGATCTTGATGTCTTCCTTTTGCTGTGAACTGCGAGTAACAGCAGCTCTGTTATCAACGTAAATGATATCACCGCTATATTTTTCAACCTCTGGGTTAGCAACACCTTTTACAAAACTCATTCCTAAGTTGTAAGTCCTACTATTTATTGACGTAGACAAACCAGGCTCTAGAGAAGTTCCGAAATTGGTATCTATATTTAGATTACTTGTTCCGCCAAATATAGTTGTTCCAGCTCCAGTCGCTGGATCAGCGTTAAATCTAAACAATTCAAATCCATATGTGGGTGCAGATCCGTCTGTAGATATTGCAAGTCTACGATCTTGCCAATATTTAAGAACACCTGTTGTTG